ATTACTCTCTTAATGATAATACCTTGTGGTTTAATTCCCATTAAACTTTGTTCAAAGTTTTCACGATCAACTTTTTCTTGATCTACTTGTTTTACAATGTCATTTGCATTATCTTGCATTGCTCTTTTAAGCATTGCAGCATCTTCTTTAGCACTAGGAAACTTTTCGTAAAATCTTTTATTAGAAGCTTTTACATCTTCTATTCCATATTGTTTATTGTTCTTCACCATCTAAATCCTCCGGTTTCGATAATCTTTGTGAAACTATACCCTGAAAACAAGTTTGTGTAAAGCTAGGAATCATCATATCAGATATAGGATTTTCAGGATGTTCAGCGTAATAAGATATACAAGGAACTCCTTTTTTATCCCATGCTACTAAAGCATAGCCCTTTAGATCCATTCTATCTGTAATAGCTATAGCCGCACTATGTAAAGCATCAATAACTTTATCATTTTCATGACGAGCTAATACTCGTGATGATGGCTTTCTATTAAAAACGTTAAGAGTAATAACGTTTGTGTTTTCTGTATTTTGTAACTTTTTCGTCATAATCTTCTTCAGGGTCATCAGGGTGTACTACTAAAAATCCTTCACGTATTCGCATAAGAGCTTGTACACATGTATCGTGTACGTCATCATGCTTTCCGTAAGGAAATTGAGCAGATTCCTCTATTACGTCTTTAGTCCATTCTTTATCAAGTGTAAAGACTAATCCTCCTTCAAACATACTTGCAACTCCATGAGTTCTTGAAACTTTATCTCGCTCAGGAGAGAATGTAATAACAGGTACCCCTGATCTTCTCATATCTTGTATTAAAGATTGACCCGAGGCACGTTTTTCAATAAGCACTCCATCGGGCATCCATTCTTTATAACTATCTTGCGCACGTTTTCTTAAATCTGGATATTCTAATCTTTCTTTCCATGCGTCTAATAATATACATGCAGCATAAGGTTTATTTTCTTGATCTCGTGCTGTAAAAACTCCCCATGTAGTACACGCACTAAAGTCGGCTGTAGATGATGTACTAAACGCCGTATCATAAGATTGTATTACATAACTTAATACTGGAACTTTTTTATCTTCGTAAATATTCCACCAATCTCTTTTAATAATAGATCCTTCTTCATTAGAAGGTTGTTGTTGATAAAGAGATTGCCATACACGTTGACCTACTGTATTTTTAATTTTTTCTAAATCTTCTTTAGAGTATGCTTCTGGCCATAACGCATTACCACTACTATCAATTGCTGGTAGATCCAGTATTTTCCATTTTTCTTGAGTGTCTTGTAAAATGAATCCAGCTAAATCGTCTTGATGCCATCTTGTTTGAATTAATATAATTTTACCACCCGGTTGTAATCGTGTGTAAGCTACAGATTTATACCAGTCTATTAAATTTCTTCGTTGAACTTCTGATTCAGCGTCCTCTCTTCCTTTTATCGGGTCATCTATAATTAATAAATGCGCACCTCTACCTGTAATCGCTCCACCAGCACCGACTGCACTATACGTTCCACCCTGCATTGTATGAAAACGTTTCGCACTTGTAGAATCAGAACGTAGTCCTACTTGTGGAAATACTTTATTAAAATCAGGCGATTGAACTTGGTTCCTTACTTTACGACCAAAGTCATCAGCTAACTCTTGAGCATAAGTTGCTTGTATAATAAATTCGTTTGGATTATTTCCAAGATACCATGCGGGAAAGAACTCACTACATAACATAGACTTTCCATGTCGTGGTGGCATAAAGACTGCAAGTCTTTTAATTTCTCCCGCTTCTAATAATTCTAAATTTTTAGTAATGAGTTGTATATGTACAGGATCCTTGTATCCCGGGTACATGTATTTAGCATATGCTATTAAACTTTTTCGAGAAATATTATTATTTAATAAATTTTTAAAAAATTCTACAGCATCAAGAGCACGCTTATCTTTAGTTTTCTGATAAAGAGTGATCGCTTCGTTTAGTTTCTGTTTTACTATCTGTTCTTGCATTTTGAAGTCCTACTCCTATAGCTCCTTTTTGACTATATATATTAAACAATTCTTTTAATTTTATAAAGGGATCTCTTTTTTGTGTTAACACTAATTCCCATGCTTCTGATTTTTGACCTATTTTTTCTAGGTACCATGCTAATTTTTGTATATCTCTTACTTTAAAATTTTGCATACGTTCACTATGAAGATCATTTGGATCCTCGGGATTTCCTTCGTTGTATTTTCTTAACTGAAAAGTTTCATCATTATTATTACCAGTAATATCTGCTCTATCGTGTATTATATCTATATCCACATCTCTCATTATATCTAAGCTATAAGCTATCTCACTGATCCACGCATCATTTTGACCATGTAGACTGATATGATCTAGAAGCATAAACCAATCTCTAGGAAAGATTGGAAATATCGCATAAGGGTGTCCAGTTTGTTCTCTTACTTTAAGCACTCTAAAATTGGATCTACGGTCCATGATTTTTCCATCCCAATTTTGAGTAGTCATTATCGCATCATCATTAAAGAACATTAGCCATTTACCTTTCGCATGAAGAGCTAAAGAATTATTATACCTATGAATATTTTCATATCCCATAGGTTTAAATGTAAGTACGACTTGATTTGGATAATTAGTTGTCTTTAAAAATTTTATAGTATTCGTATCGTCATCGTCTATTGCAAATAAAAATTGAAGAGATTTAGGATCTTTTGCTTTTCTTATTAATGACTCTACTGATTTTTTTAAAGTTTCTACTCGCTTACGTGTAGGAAGTAGTATTGAAATATTGATCATGTATCTACCCTAGAGTTTATAAGCTCTAGGGTAAACAAAAAAGTTTATCTATTCTTCGTCAGTATCATCATTGTCCGAATCAAAATCATCTTGATCCTCGGATCCTGAATCAGTATCGGCGTTATACTTATCTTCTAAGTCGTTCAGAAGATCATCTATTTCAGCTTGTTTGTCTCTAATGCTTTCGATAATGTTTTCGAAAGATTTTTTCTTTTTAGCCATAGTAGCCTCTTTGTTTATGATTGAGACAGTCACTATACAAATAAATTTACAAAAGAAAAGAAAATTATTTTTTATTTATTTCGTAGAACATGTTGTCGCTATCTTCAGATATAAAATCTTTATTTTCGACATTCCAGTAAGAAGTTTGAACTTTATAGTCAGGCCAATGTGTTGCAGTAGTAAAGCTAGGCACGTTCCAAAGAATACGATTATTAGGCTGAATAGCATAATTACCGTTATCAAGTGCCAGAACATGTCCACACTTATGTTCTTGGGGTATTTCACTATGCTCAGTGTCGAGGATATTAGGCTCTGGATGAGCCCAATCAATCGTAAATAAATATTCACCAGCATAAAATTTTTTATCTACCCCAAGGTATTTACATTTTTGTCCAATTAGAAAATCAAAAGTATTAACACTAGGATAATAGCTAAATGAATTCCATAGTTCAAGATCAACGAGATTTTGATTCGGAACTCCACTGCATTCAAATCCTTTTTGAATAAAAGCAGAGATAGGTAGTCGCCAAAAGATTGCACCGTTTGTAAGTAACGTATGAAATAATACAGCCCGCCCTGGTATGCTTGTAAGACCAAAGACCACACAGTCTTCAGTTTCTCCTTTATTGAGTTTGAGATCATATAGATATTCCCTCCTTATTTGACAATAAATTGGCGGGATACTAGCATTTAAGTAAGACATTGAACAGATAGTATCTTTTTACAAAATTTTTTATACAAAATTTTTAAGAGGGTCTATTTTTACAAAATTTTTTTTTACAAAATCTAATAGATAGTATCTTTTTGCAAAATTTTTTTTTACAAAATTTTTATATGGATACCGGTTATTCATCACCCTTTACTTACTCTTTAACTAGTAAGCCGTCAAAAAGATTTTAAACTTTATAGATTATTTTTCATTTAAACTTAATACGATTTTTATAGATCCTAGATCCTAGATTTATTTTTTCTTTTTATTTAATTCTTTAATTTAGAGTAATTAGCCGTTTATCATTTACGACAAGCATAAAAAAAGACTAGCGACTATTTCTAATCGCTAGTCTTTATAATAATAAATTAAATTATTATTTTAAGTTATTAACTAGATTTTCGAAATATTTATTATTTTCGATTATCTCATTACTAACTTTATTATTCTTAATAAATTCTTTATTAGAATTAATTAAATCTAAATAAAGATTTTTTTTAGATTTATCTAAATAAGAATTTAAATCGATTATTAAATTAACTTTTTTAAATCGATTATTTTTAGTAGTATCGTATTCTATATCTACTTTTCTATAATCGTTGTTAAAAGCGTCTTTAATAGTAGTTGATAATTTAGCTTTTTCGTAAATCGAAAAAGATTTAGTTTTTTCTCTTTTAGTATTTACTAATCTAAATAAAACTTTTTTAGATTCGTATTCTCTAAAAGATAAAGCTATTTTATTTTCTACTAGATTCTTTTTAGTAGTTTTTTCCATAGTCTATTTTTTTTCTCTCTTTCTATTAAGTATTAAAATTAATTAAATTAATTAATTTCTATTAACTTATCTGTTTATATTAATAAGTATTTTTTCTTAAAAGTATATAGTTAGGAGAAATAAATTTACTTTAACTTCGTTCTCGTTCCGTTCTTATTCGCCTATAAGTAGTATTTAACTAATTAAGAATAATAATAATATAATAAGTAATAAATAGATAAAATTTCTAAAAAAATATATCATAAATAAAATTTCTTTTTAAATTAATAATTAGTTTTAATTACTTTATTTATTTTAAAAAAATACTTTAAAATTTATTCTTTGTACTTTTAGCGTCTAATAAGTGAATAGAGCTTTTTTTATCTTTATTAATAATTTATTTTTATTTAATCATTATTAATAAATCCACGATCCACGATCAATAGTCAACCTTTATTATTATATTATCCTGATCCTTGATGATCCGTACTGAGCCCTTGCGTCATAGATCCTTTGTGATCACCCTTGATCAACTCGGCCCCTGATCCTTGTGGATCCGACAGGCTGGCTGTGGTTTGTTGTTGCGGATCAACGTCATCGACCTGATCACCGATGATCAAGCCGCCTGCATCATCAATCAACAACCCGTGATCAACACGGATCTGTGTCAAGTACTGAGTCAGATCATCCTCGGACATTGAATCAAGAGTGTTTGTTTTAATTTCTTTTTTCTCAACCAAGAACCCTAATAGCTGGGCCTTTAGTCTTATCGCATTCACAGCTGCAGAATATTGACTATCTTTCAAAGCATTCTTGATCAACAAGTCAAGTCTTTCAACCTCTTTTGACACTGATTCGTTAGTCAAGCGCCTCACGTCCGTGCGCAGTCGGTCAATATACTGTATAATCTTATCCTTCTTTAAGTTGCGTGCAGCTTGAACGTGTGCTGATGTAGGACTATA